TTTTCCCGGCTGCCGGTTCTTTAGCCAAAATATAGCGGCTGTCGTATCAGGTGGGAAATGTTCTGTGTATTCCTGGGTATCGGTAATCTTTCCATCAGATGTAGCGAACTTAGTCGCTGTGCAATCGTAACCTATGGCACGATTATAAAGCTTTGCTGCTACATTGGCATCGGCAATACTCTTCCCCTTTTTTAGGGACTGAAGAAATTCCGGATAATCCTTCTTCCATTGATTAAGCGTGCGCTCGGTTACACCAAATAAATCAGCCATTTCCTTGTCTGTTGCTCCTAATAAGGCATAGTTCTCGGCTAACTGATTATATTCTTCTTTATATGCGCTTTTGCGTCCCATATGATACTTTTTGCTTAAAATATAATGTCGAGTACTCATTTCTATGGGAAACAGAAAGGTGAGACTGTAATTTAGTCCCACCTCGTTCTATAATATTATCACAATAATCTAACGTCCTTTAGCATTTTCTTGATATTTCCTTTTCTCATTAAGCAATAACTCCCAAATGTAGTCTCTGCCTTTGGGAGTCCACACCATATACTCACGTGGTTCTTCATCAGGATCGACAGGTTCATATACAACCGTATATGTCAACCCCCGTCCGACAAGAGACGAATCTAATACCCATTTCTGTTTTATATTATCATATTCTTGAACTCTTTTATATTCAAGGAAGGCGTTTAAATCTCTCGGATCTGAATTTAATGCTTTCGCCATCTGTTTAACTGTGTAGTATTTGCATTGGCGGGGAGAGATACGTTGCTCACTGGCAGATAATAATGGATTCTGCAAAGTCGGTATAGTTGGCAATTCACGTTGGCGAGTCAATTCTGATTGCATCTGATTAATTTGTGCGGCCATTACTTGTGTAGTTTCAACTAATTGCTTCAAAACAGTTATGTCAATCGGTGAGGGGAGTGTTGGCACTTCCTTTATGGCTTTCTCCATTTTGTTGAAGGCTTCGATATAATCGAGTTTGAATTGGAGTGCTTTCTTTCCGGTGAACCCCATTGCTAAGAGGGTGAATCCGTCGCGGTTCATTACGTACATAGGTTGTTCTTTATTCTGCTCATTGAGATAAGTTGTTTCAACGAACATCTTTCTTACTGCTGAATTTTCAGCAATGAGGACGGCGCAATTTTGAGCCGTCGTAATCAATCCTTGAATTGTCCTAATTACATTCTTATGAACTTTTCCGAATTTCTCTGCCACAAGCACACTATTAGTCAGAGGTTGTCCTTCTGAACCTTGGAATACTATATCATTCATGCTAGACCTCCTTTCTGTATATCGTGATATAGTTGTTCGCTAATGATACATGAAACAGTGGATATCACTTCGTCAATGTCACTGGAATAGTTCTCTTCATTACATTTGTTCAACTTTACGCCTTGCTTTCTCATACGGGCACAGATGCGGTTGTAGGTTTCTTTAGTATCTCTCAGTGTCACCATTAGGTTGTGGAGTTCTTCATCTACTACAAACTTAGGTTCTATATTATTATTGATCATAATTCACCTCCTTTCTGAACATTAATATTAATGTCATACCCCTCATTTATATCACTGTAAATAGTAGCTCCAATCAATTGCCCTAGATCACAGCAGAAGCATCCAATATCATCTGCAAAACTATTAATTGTTGGATTAAAGGGATTACGTGCTTCATTATTTACACTTGCGAAACGATATAAGCTATCTTTTATCTCAACTAGATCTTGTAAAAGCTTCATTGCTTCGTTACGGTCTGACTCAAAAGCTGTACCTTTCATAGTACACCTCCTTTCTTTAAATCAAACTCATACTTACTACAAGCTAGGTAAGAGATTGCAAGGATGCAGTTGTCTATGTCTTTATACAAAGTAGCTTCATCTGATTCGGATACGTTTACGCCTTGATGTGAATAGGTAGCGAATAAGATACCACACTCAAGTTTGACACGATTTAGGGCTTGCAATTGCTCATAGAGCTTATTGTCTATGATTCTTTCCGGGGCAATTGATTCATTAGCCATGATATACCTCCTTCCTTAGTGAAACTATTAATGCGATTGAAGAGATAAACCAGCCTATACAGGCAAAGAGAGGAAATGATGTATCAGCAGAACCTGATACAATGAGAGCGATGAACGCAATATACACATTCACAAGTCGGAGAGCGATACTTGTGGTTACACGATGCCCATTAGGTGTGGGTGCACCATTGATTGAAATTGAATTTTCCATTTTACTGTATTGTTTGGCATTTCGGCAATAAATTGAACACAAGAACGGCCGTCGTTTCCCATGTCGCCAAACAATACAGTAGTAATCCAACTCCGAAGAGCAAAACCTACAGGGGAAAGACAGCCGCCTTTATGGTTCAAGTATGGGCATAAAAAAAGCCCGACTTTAAAAGTGAGCATTAACCGCGCTCTGCGAAGTGGGACTAACCCACTGTATTATTTGGCACTGCAAACATACCAACTTTTTCTGAATTGCAAAAGAAAATGCTCTTATTTTCAAATAAAAAGAGGCAAATAACATATTATTGAATATTCTGTAAAGCTAATTCTGCATTCTTGAATCGTTCAATGAAACGTTCATTTGTTTTTTTATATCTTTCGAACAAATCATCCTCTATAGAAGCCGTAGTCTTGATGATATTTATATTTTTCTGTAAATAAAGATAAAACAACCTATTTATTGACTCTTTCTGAATTGATATAGGTTGAATAAACGCTTCCTTCAATTCTTTCTCTAAAGACGATTGTAGTACTATATTATAATATAATAAACATAGCTCAGCTATCTCTATAACATTTTTATATAATTTATCAAATTCATCTTCATTAATATGATTGTCTTTGTGCGTTGTATTCCGAAGGTCTTCAATATGCGAGGCACCTTTTAATTGAATATTTTTCTGTGGATTCAGATTAAGAATATTCACTTCTAGATTATTGCATAGATTAGAAATATTATCTCTTATTTTCATTAATAAATCACAATCGTTGGCAATCTGTTGCGACCTGTTAAAGTTTGACTGCTCATGATTAAAAACTCGCTGCTCTTTAAATGTTAGATATAGTAAAATAACACTCAAAAAGCCCCAAAAAGGGGCAGTCGTTCCACCTATAGTATCTCCAATTTGTCCAGTAGTTGTTTTATTAAAACACTCAAATCCCGGTAGAGTAAAAATAATTGGTGCAAAAATAGCTATCAAAACCACTATTAAAATAATGGCACCAATGTTTCTTGTAATCTTCTCAATCATATAAAAAGTATTTAAATTAATAATTTACAAAATTAAAAATAAAATTAGAACAAACTCTCTCCTTTAAGTCTTTTTTTAATCAATTCTTGTACTCCGTTATATATCTCATATAGCTGTTTCAATGTCTCCGGGCCTTTCCATTCCGAGAAGTTTCCGTCTTGAAAGAAATGGAACTCAAAGACACGGGCTGCCAAATCTCCGAGGTCCAGATTTTCATAAATTTCTCTTACTAAATGCAGCTTCTCTAATATTTCAGCATTCCGATCTTCTGAATCATCTGAAATATCCTCGATGTCCAGCCTGGAATAATCTACATTATCATCCACTGGTAAAGGTTTGTATCTACTCCGGTACTGTGAAGTAGGAGAGGATGCGTTCAACTTTATCATCTTCAAAACAAAGAAATCAAGCTCTGTATAGCCATTTTTCTTTGTGTCGAGTAATTTATCAAGTAGCTTGCTTCGCTTCTGAAGGAGCGAACATATGACCTCATTTAGGACATCTGTTGCTTCGTCTGAAATACCAGCAAGCCCACAATGATACAAAGAGTAATCAAGCCATCGCTCGTAGCGCTTAGTTATGTAATTATTTACTGCTTCACTTGCCATATGCATAAAGATTTTATATATTTGCTGTTCCTAATAGCAATACAAAGCTTTATGCTTATGAAAGCGGTCGGTGGTGGTACGCCGGCCGCATTTATTTTTCCAACTCTTTACCCTTGGCAATGTTGTAATTACACAAATACATTCCTATATCCATTTCGGCCACATCTTTAGCAGGAATCTTCTCGCCGTAGATTTTATGCAGAGCTTCATTGTCGCCTCCCCATGCTCTCCATAGAACTTTAGCATCGTACTTCTTCGGTAGATGTGGGAAGAACTTTAGAAAGGCCTCAAAACTTTGCATTGCTTCTTCTCGAGCGTTTTTAATACCTTTTGTACCTAGAACGATGTCTTTAGACAATGTCTCTGATCGGGAATATCCGTTTTCCGTGTCTTGACGTATCCTTATGTTTTCCTTATGCTCAATCTCTCTACGTCTGTCTTTGCAAAAATCGGCAAGTGCCACCATGATAGCTTGATTGTTGATTTTCGTCCCCCATACAAATTGTCCTCGGCTGCCATTCTTTAGCTGGGAGAAAAAAATGCATAACTCGGCTAAGTTCAGGTACCAGTAACTAGATAAAATTGATAAGGCTGTTTCCGCCAGTTGAGCATCGGTTAGTTCAACACCGGCATATCTTAATACTGACTTCAAATGTTCAGTAATAATCTCTACTGATGTCGAATTGCTAAAGCTTCTGTTTACGTCAGCTAGAGTAGGAATATTCTCTGCATTAGCCACATCAAACAATGAGACATTACAGTTCAATTGTGCGATTGTTCCACTCCATTCAGCGACCAATTGAGAGGCTGTCAATCCAGCCTGTAAGGCCTTCTGTATCGGAGTTAACTCCTTTCGGATTACTGCTGTCACCTGGACTATCTGCGACGGGCTTAGTACTGTCTGCATCCCTGTTTTTATTAATTCTCCGTTCATCTTTCTTGTTTTTAAGTTCAAATGTCAACCATCGGGCAAAGTGAGACATCGCATCCTTAGGCGACTTCGCCGTTTCTCCTTCATTCTGCAATTTCATAAAGAACTTCTCCAGAAACCCGTAAAAGGCTTCTAGCGTGAAATCAGGGTTTCCGGAAGAACGAGTATTCATCGTTACTGTTTCCGCCCATGATCGATTCGATTTAAGTTCAGTATAACAGTCGTCCAAAGACTTGTCGAAAAAACTATCAGTCGGAAACAGCTCTCCCACGCGTAAGGGAGATATTGTCTTATTGTCTTTAGTCTTATCTTTAATGTTAACCGTTTTACTTACCCTTTTACTTACCGTTTTACTTACCTCTTTACTTACCGTTTTACTTTCGTCAAGTAAGTAATAAACTGGCGATTTTGCATTCTTTTTACCCGATTCGAAAGTTATTAAACCTTTTTGCTGCAATCTGTTCCT